GTGTCCGGGACCCCCAGGGTCGGGAAAAACCGTCACGATGAGTGACCCCCTTACCAGCGTGTGTGTGGGTGATGGGGTGGATCTGGTGCTGCGCTTGGGTCTCCGACCACCCCATTGCAGTGTGCACACGCAGCGACGAGGTACCGCAGGTCATCACCGGTCACGCGCCTACCCATGGTGTGGTGTGCGCAGGTGGCCTTGCCCGTGCAGCCGCGGAGCCCAAGGCGACAGCGGCCCCCGTTGGTCGCGAGGTTCGACGCGAGCACCGTTGCTCGCACGGTCCGCCATCGCCTTGAGCTCCCACCGCCCCATCCGGCGGGCACCGCTGGCCCTACCCCTCAGGTGCCCGCGGCGGGACGTCGATGCCGTGCTCTTGCAGGCGCGAGATCAGCACCTCTTGCCGATCAAGGAGCGCCGTCAACCGCGAGTTGACCACTTGATGTACGCGTTCCACGCCGATCTCCACGGCACGGACCTTGTCGACTGCGCGCGTGGTCGCGCGCCAATTACTGACCGCACCGACCACACCGACTAACGCGGTCATGAACACCCCGATTGCCGTGATCACGCCTGCCCATGTCGACGGGTTCATGATCAAACGATGGCACGTCAGGTCGACGCCACCAATCCGATATGCGGACGATCCCCAGGCGCGTGATGGTCACACCTCGGACCACACAGATAGAGCCGCGCCGGCCGGCCGCACGCCATCGAGCAATCGTCGCAGCGCCCCGCGGCCATCTGACGCTCGATCGACGCCTTACCGTCAGGCGAGGCGGTCGGCCACTCGCCTTCCAGCCAGCGACCGCACACCCGGCACGAGTGGGCCGACTTGAACACCCGCGGCACAGGGCAGCTGCCGGGCGCCGGATCCACCCGTGGGATCGATCGAGGAGCCGGCCGGAGCGAGCCCGCACGCCTACGCGCCGGCATCAGCTTCACGCCCCGTTCGTACCCGCAGCAACACGATCGCCTCCGGGTGGTCGACCGGCACCCAGTCGCCCTCTTTCGTGAGCGACATGCAACCGCGCAGCATCGCTTCGAAATGGGCGACCTCCCACGCATCCGGCATTTCGATCCGGCCACCGGCGAAGCCGCACCTACGCGCCGGCATCAGTCATCCAGGATCTTGAACGTACGGACCTCGGTTTGCACGGTGCATTCCGCGGCGACTTCCGGATAGCCCTTTTTGACGAGGGTTTGTGACAGCGAGGTGCGGATGGTTGTTTTCCATGTGGCGACCTTGACGCCCTTCACGGTGGCCTCTTCGGCATCACCCATGAACGCCTTGAGCTTCGCGTCCTCGACTTTGATCTTGTCTGTGAGGATGGCCACCTGCGCGGCGAGGGCGCGTCGACGCCGGAGCGCCGAGGCCGCCGACCGGTCGAGCGCGACGGATGGTGCCTGGTGGGCCGTGATCACGGCCGGTGCGGGCGGGGCCGCGGGTCGCGAGCCGGCGCGTGCTGAAGTACGAGCAACCATGTTTGATCAACCCTTTCGGTTGAATCGGTACAGGGGGTTTTCGTGTTGGGGACGCGCCTCGCGAGCTGTGAGGTACGGGAGGCGCGTCCCCGCGGTTGGGCTGGTGTGGCAAGCATACGACCCACACACACCGACCCGGTTGTGATCCCGTGGACGGTCAGAGTAGCCGAATCCACCACCACGCGCGACGTAGGCGTGATGCGCGTTTCGGAGCCGGTGCGTAGTACGCCGACAGCGGCCCGGGGCGTGGCGCCGGTAACGGCTCGCCGGTGGTCGGGTGCCGCGGCACCCATGGCCCGGGCGCCGGCCGGCGCATCCACTGCCCACGTTCGGGGTCTGTCCGGAATGGCATGTTTTGGGCCCTTTCTAGTCGATGATCGTTTTACGTCAATTACGTCAGTTCGGAGAGCAAGGGGTAGTTGACGTGGGCGCGCGCCCGCGTTATGCGCGCGTCACGCGCACATACGCACGTGCCGGTTTCTAGCGAACTGCACCCTGCACCCTGATCAATGTTTCCGCTGGTCACAGGTCGAATTGGCCCTGTTTTTGAAACTGCACCTCGTCGTCAGGTGCAGTTTCAGAATCGGCTGTTATCAGGTGCACGCTCGCATTGAGCCTGAATCCGGCGAACCCGCGCACACCTTGCCGGATCGCCTCGCGCATGCCCTTCACTTGCCGGAGCTTTTCGTAGAACGTCTGCGAGCCCATCGAGCGCGCGCCCGGGTTTTCCCGGCCGTCCCACCATCGGAAATCCTTGAGTAGGTCACCGCGCGGATACCAGGCTGACGGATCCATGTATCCGACGTCCTCGATCCACGCGAGCACCTTGTTGTTGCGTTGCGCAAATTCCGCGTGCACACGTGCAGCGCTTTCGCCGCGGTCGAATTCGCCGCGGACCATGAGCCCGCGCAGCGCCATGATCGCCCGATAGGCGATTCCTTCCAATTGCTCCGGCTCGACCAGCCTGCGTTTTAGGCCGCGGTCGGGTGTGGCCGGCTCATTCGGAAAGTTGATCACTTCGAATCGGCGCGTCCATCCGCTTGAGCTATCGGAGCTCGCCGGTATGCCGTTGGCGCTGAATACGTTCTTTCCCCAGAATTCGAAGTAGAATGGTTGACCGTATTTCCGCTCTCCTTTCAGCCTGTCTTCCCCCGCGAGCTCTTTGATTCGGCCGGTCGATTCGATGTACGTCGCATCGATGTCGCCGCACACGTTGGCCAGCTTGCCGAATAGCTCCGCGGTCGCGAATTTGTCGGTCGCGAAATCGGCGAGGGGCACGTTGGATACGTTGCCCTGTCCCAAAAGATGCATGATCACGTTGAGCAGCACGCCCTTGCCGTTGCCGCCGCCGCCGACGAGCAGGAAGATCCTTTGCAGGGGGTTCCCGGACATCATCAGGTAGCCGAGCATCTCCCACACGCGGGCATGGTCATCGATGGCTACAGCCTCATCAAGGAACGCCTCGAATTCGCGACAGCGTGCGTCCGGGTTCCACCGAACGGGTAGCTGCACGGTGGACACGTACATTTCATGGTGCGGCCATTCCTCCGGCTCCGGCTCCGCGTTCCACTCGACCATGCCATTGGACATGTTCACCATGCGCATGAATGGCGCCATGGTCAGCTCATCCACCTCGGCGCGGAGCACGTGCCGGATCGTCTCCGAATAGCCTGGCCGGTATAAGTCGCCGAGCATCTTGCAGATGCGGACGTGCAACTGCCGCTCGCCGGACACCCACACGCCGCCTTCATAGGCCCAGAACCGGCCATCGACCCCGTACCGCAGCGGCCCGATCGCCTGCACGGCGTGCGCGGCGGCGTACGCCCGGATGCCGTCCCGGTTGAAATACCGCCGCGGGCCGACCGGCGCCGGTTCGGGCACCGGCGCAGTCACCACGGCTCCACAGATCCACCGGCGAAGTGCGGCCGCACCTGGTCTTCGCCGTACCACTCTTCGAGCCGGCGCTCAAGCTGCACGTCCGGCGGTATCGGGTTGCGGGGCGCGAACGGCTCGACCACGTCCAGCACGGCGCCGCGGTCCGCATCGTCGGCACGCTGCGCAGCCCGGCCGGCCAGCCACGCGAGCCGGAGCGCGCGCCGTACCCGCAGATCAGCGGCCATTTCCGCGGGCAGGGTGCCCAGAATGGCCAGCCCAACGAGCGACATCGGGTTACCCTTTCCGTAGGTAGGTAGGGGTGTAGGGGTAGATATGTCGGTTGTTGCCCTCCGTGCCACGAGCGCCGTACGCCTGGATCGCGTGCGGCGCTCTCACGTTCCCGAGCGAGGCGTGAGCACGTCGAGTCCGTGATCGAGATCCTCACACTCGACCCGTTCGTCTGGCCCGTACACCGTCCAACCGGCCGCCTTGAGCTCTGCCGCGTACCGAGCATGTCGACGGCCGCGGGCAGCCTGCCGGCGCGCGGCCGTCGCCGCTTGGGTTCGATAGATCGTCATGTCCCGGGACGCTAGCACGGTTGACGATCGACCGTCCACCGTGCGACAGTGAGCGCCTTGCCGGGACCAGCCGGCCAGACGGAGAGGTACACCAGTGCCCGTAATCAAGATTGATCTCGCGGATGGGGCCGTGTTCCGCGGCCTATTCAGCCAGTCCGCGGCCGACGCGCTCACCAGGATTTATACCCGCCAGGCATTCGAGGCGGGGGACGCGCCGATCATGGCGACCCACGTCACCGATACCGCCCCTGACTGCCCATCGCACGGGCCTCATCCGCACGACGGCACCAAGTGCCTTGACTGCCCCGAATGCATGGACTCGACGGTCCAAGATCGTCTCCGTGAGCTCGGTGACGACGTGCGCTCCATCGCCCACCTCACCGTGGGCATGGCCGACGTGATCAACGCGGAAACCCCCGCGTACACCACGGTCCCCGTCTATCACCACCTGTTCATGTGCCCGCTCAACCTCCCCCGGCTCGACGGGTACGCGGAGCTCCGCGATCTCGTCGCCGCCTACGAATGGGTTGAGCAGGCGCTTGCCGCGGGACCGACCGGCCGACCGTCGTTCCAGGTGCTGGCGCTCCAGGTGCCGCAAGGCCCGGGCCCGCTTGCGTACGTCACGGCCAACTGCGTGTGGCGCCACGGGGTCGGCGACCCGATGATCACCGGGAATAGTCCGACCCACACTGACCAGGAGGTGCAGCGACACCTCCGGTTGACCAGCCTGAACCTCGCCGCCCGGATCGCGCAGATGCGCGGCGAGCCGGTGCCGACCGTGTTCTGTACCTGCGCGGACGGGTCGCCGGACGATGTCGACATCGCCGCCCCGCCGTACCGCGGCCATGTGCTGGGCACCCGGGAGTGCCGCAACGACGCGGGCGCGCTGACGGTCCTCCGGCCATGAGGCGGGTTCGCCGCTGGCGCGCCGCGCGCCAGCGGCCACCCGGCCGACACCGCCGCACCCGGTGGCGCCGCCGCCGGCCACGGACTGGCAACGTGCTCATCCCCACGTCGATCATCTCCGGCTACCTGATGATCATGGGGGGGTTATGGCTCAAGGTTTGATCATCGATGCGGGCACGCCCGGGTGGCGCGCCACGTACAACGACGCGCTTTGGTGGGTGAGACGCGACGGCCGCCGCCGGTGGGTGTTCGCGTGCGGCACCCGCTCATGCAGGAACCGGTACCACCATCAGCCGGCCACCTGGCCGCGCCAACCACGACCGAGCACCGGACAGGGGCCCACATGACCACACGCGACGGTTCACAGACCTGCGACGGCTGCACCCGCGAGCAGCAGTCCGGGGGGCCCGCCACCCGGTCGGGCCAGCACATCGGGACGCGCACCGGCACCAGCGGCGCGACGATCCCGGCCGACGCGTACCGGAGCGACCGGTGACCGTCGCCGCGGCCGTCTGGCGCGCCGCGGTCGCGGTTGGCCGCGTGCTGGCCGGCGCGGTCATCGCGGTGATCGCGATCATCCTGTTGTGTGTCGGGGGCGCGATCTTCGGCGGTCGGTTGTGAGCCCCGAGCTCCGCGCGGCCCAGTCTCACCGGGCCCTTATGCGGGCCGCAACGTGGTATGTCGAGCCGGGTGGCACCTTGACGGAGACGATCGCCACCCACACGGGTGAGCTCGCAGACTGCACCGCCTGTATCCCGCGGACGAGCGGCTATTCTCTGCCGACCCATCGGCGGTAGCCGCGCGGGACACAGCGAAGGGCCCGACCGGGTGGGGGAACGCCGGTCGGGCCCTTCGGCTTACTTCGGTGGCGGCTCAGGAGGCGGGTCGGGCTTTGCGCCCCAGTCCTCTACATAGTCGTCACTGGTCGCCATTCAGGAGTCCTCCGTCTCCTCGATCAGCGCCCGCAGTTGCGCGAGTTGTTCCGCGGTGAACGGGGCGCCCGCGTTCGGCGCGGTCACAGCGCCGATTTGCGCCGCCAACGAGGTGAGCATGACGGCGTGCCGCTTGAGCTCTTTGACCAGCCACACCTCCTCGCCAGCCTGCGGGCCCTGCGGGACGACCTCCTCCCCGTGGATGATCGAGTGGACGCGCCAGGCCTGCGCGGCTGCGTTGTCGTCCGCCATATACGGCGGATGCGGTTGAGTCATGATCTGCCCCAATCCTGTTGTCCATGATCGCTGATCGTCGGCCCGCGGGTCGCCGACCACCGATAGGTGCCCGTGCGTGAAATGGCCGTCCGTGCCCGTGTACGTCCGCCACGTCCACGCCGGTACGCCGCCGGCCGCGTACGACGAGAACATCTGACCGTGGCTGATTCCGTACTTCACCCGGGGGTCGCGCGAGCGGCGGATGCTGTCGAGCACCGCCCGGGCGTCCAGCCCGAGATCGGGACGGTCGGGAAAGTCGCCGGCCGTCACGATGTCGTTGCCCCACCCGGGGAAATCCTTCGCCGCGTGGTCGGAGGTGGAGGTGTGCGCAGCGTCGGCGATGGTGCCCCACGTGGCCGCGGCCGTACCCGGGGGCGCCGCTCGTGGCGCCTGCCACTTGAGTTGCGCGTGCAGTGCGAGGATCGCACCCGCGGCCCGCCACGCCACCGCTACGGCCGTTCCAGCCGGCCGCTTCCATCCGCCGCCAGGCCGCGGGTGGTCACCGGTCGGGCGTTCGGGGTGACGACCACGCCGACCGCGGCCGCGCCAGCGATGACGATGGTCCAGATGTCGCCCGGATCGAGTGATCCATCCGCGAACACCTGTAGAGCTGCGATCCCGCCCGCGGCCGCGGCCGCGATCAGGAACTTCCGGTAGCGCGCAAACCAGCTGGGCTGCATGTCGTGTCCTCCGTCGTGCCGTTGCCGCTCGCCGGTTCGGTCACTGTCCAGCCGCGCGAGCGGAGTAGAGCCGCCATGCGCACCTCAGCACGGCGTTTGTTCGCCGCGATCGCCGCTTCCGTGCGGCGCTGTGTGGCGCTCTGGTCAGCCATTGGCCCCACGTTACCCGACGTGCGACGCACGCGTGTCACGCACGCAGGCGCATCACCTCGAGAGTGGAGTCGGCGTTTGCCCCGCCGTCGACCTGTATGGTGCCGCTGCCGGCCGACCGGACGAAGAAGAACCCGACCGTGGTCTGTCCCGCGGCCGGGATCCACGACTTGCTGAGGTACACCGGGGTCGATTTGCTGGCGATCGGTACCCCGAAACCTTGCGTGCGGAGCAGCGTCCCGGCCGTGGTCACCGTGGCGCCCACCGCCGCGCGGAGCCTGAACAGCGCGAACACATCTGCAACGGTGGCCTGCCACTGACCAGAGAACACCGACCGGTACCTCGACACCCCATCGGCAGTGAACGTCGTACTGATGAAAATCGTTTCTACCGCGGCCACGCCGGACACGACAGCGCCGGCCACGGTCTCGTTGACCCACGTCGCCGCGCCGAGCGTCGTCAGGTCCGCATCGACGTCGGTCGCGAGGGTTTGGATGTGCTCCCAAATACGGGTGTGCCCGGTCGCCGCCGGATAGGTCAACCCCCAAGCCGCGGTTGTTGGCATGGCCCCTTCCTCTCTTCACGCACTGTAACTGTGATCATGGCCCGGGCTGACCGCGCACGGCCACGCAAGGAATCCAGATAAAACTCGCTCCACTATGGAGTCACGGTCCGTGTTCATCGCTGCCAGATCATGGTCAGCGCGAACGCCGGTGACCAATCGCCGGTGCCCGCAAACCGTACGTACGGTGAGCCGGAGCCGTCGAAAAACGCGATTCCGCCGGCGGTCCCGTCCACCATCGCTTGCGCCCAGGATTGCGGGATCTGAAAGTTGTTGTGCGTGTTCCCGACAGCGAGCGACGGGCCGCCCGTGCTCGACGTGAGCGTCGGGGCGCCGCCCGGCCGGGTGCTGTTGGTCATGAGCCGCATCGTGGTCGCCTGCGCGGCGTAGATCCCGCCGGATAGCCGTTGGACCTGAATCCGGGCGTACGTCACGGTTGCGCCGGCCAGCGACCGGGGCCCGGAGCCGTAGAACACGGACCCCGTGTGGTTGCCGTTCCCGCCGTACTGGCCTTGATAGACGGCCGTGTTGTCGGTCCGCCACCGGGTCGCCTGCCAGGACCGTGTTTCGACCGGGCCGAACACGCTGGTTCCGTACACCGTGCCCGGCTTGGGCACGGGCGCCTCCTCGTTGCCGGTGCCGCCCACCGGCGGCACGGGCGCGGCCGCCCACACCCGGCCGATCACGAACCACTCGGACCCGATCCGGTGCACCGCCACGACGTCGCCGGACGACACCGGAACATCTCGGAAGGTGTTGACCGTGGTCACGGTGCCGTTCACGTTGACGGTCACCGTCTGTCCGGTCTTCGCCGCGGTCGCCGTGCCCAGGAACGCGCCCGTTCCGGTCAGGTCTGTCTTGGTGTCGGCGAGGTCGCTCATGTGATCGCCCGTACCCGCAGCGTTTGGGCGCCGCCGCCCGGGGTGTAGGGCAGCGTCAGATATTCGACCGAGCAGAGCAGCGCGGGATAGTCGTCGGTCGTGATCGTGACGACGTCGCCGGTTTGCAGCCCGGGATGCGGGACCATGTCCACCCGGAATTCCAGCGACGTCGAGCGCTGCAACCGGGCCAGGACGGTGTCCGCCGCGGCCGACGCCTGCGCAACCGTGGTCAGCAGCGGCGAGGCGTAGAAGTACGGCACCGGCAGCGGATTGAAGGGCCCGGCCGCCGACTTCGGCCCGGTGGTTGCGTACGCCACGCCCTGAACCTGCGTCCCGTCCGGCGCGGTGCCCCGGGCCACGACCGCGGTTGCCGCGCCGTCGCGGGTCGAGTTGCCGGCCGCCTGGATCACGGTCCCGCCGACTCCGTCCGTCAGCGCGAGCACGGACGTCGCCGACTGTGTGGCTGGCACGACCAGCAGGTACCCGCCTGCGTCCACGTACGCGTCAGCCGGCCACGCGTCGATGAGCTCCATCACCGCGGACAGCCTGTCCTCGTCGTAATTGATGTTGGCTGGCACCGATCGGTCGACCAGCCCTCCGTCTACGACCACGGTCAGCGCCGGCTCGATCAGTCCGCGGAGCGTGGATACGAGCGTGCCGGTCGGCTGGTATGGCGACACCAGCCGTGCCTCATCGATGAGCGTGAGCAGACCGGTCGCTGTGACGTTGACGGTGTCGCCGTCCGTCGCCGATTCCTGGATCACGAACCAGCCGCGCTGAAACCACTCGATCCGGTCGCCGTCGAGCCCGATCCCGAGCTGCACGCGGAGCCGCTGTCCGTTTGCTGACAGCGGATGCGTCGCCGTGGTCGGCGACCAGGACGTGTTGCGGTCGAGCCGCGGCACCGACAGGGTCACCCGCTCCGGCACGTGCAGGGTCCTGTCCGCCTCCTCGGTCGCCGAGTCGATGGGGACCGATGCGGCCAGCAGATCGCCGCCCAGCCAGGACTCCACCGCCACGTGATAGGTGTACGACCGGGTGAGCGCGCCGGTCGCCGCGGCCGACAGCGCGATCACGAGAAGTCGCCTTGAGCCAGGGCGAGCAGCGTGGCGTAATCGTCATCGATGTCATCGAGCACGCCCGGGGTGTAGACGTCTGCGATGTCTTGCAGCGTGAAGCCGGGCGATTCCAGGGTGTCGGCCCACGCTTCCACCTCGATCGCTTCAAGCACCAGCCGCCGCCGCTGATCGGTGCCGTCTTGGCTGAACCGTCGTTCAGTCACGCTGCGCACTACGATGTAGCAGTCGACCCCGTCATACCCGCCCGGTTGGCGGATATGGATGATGCCCTCAGTCGCGCCCGCGACGAGCGCCATCACGTTATCCCGGGCCGACGTCGTTTCCGTATAGAGTTCGATCGATCCTTCGAATCCGACAAGCGCGCCGGACACCACGACGTTGCGGCCACCGACCCGGTAGGTCGATGACTGCCGGCCATACGCGCGTTCCGGCCACGCCATGATGGTGACCTCGGCCGCGGCGCCGGTCACCGCGTCTGCGAGCACCACCTTGCCGCCCGGCAGCGAGTACGTCACGGCCGCTGTTGCGAATTCGGTGCCGTTGACGATGACCACATAGGACACCGGCACACCGAACGGCAGTTCGGCATCGACGCGCAGGAACGCTGTCGAGTCCGCCGACGCGTCGGCACCGCCACGGATCAGCGTCCGGACGCCACCGACCACCCGATAAATCGATACCGCGTCGCCGGCCAGGATGAACGAGACCGAGATCAGCACCCGCGGGGGGTACACGTCTTGGGCAACCACGGTGATCGTCGGTGCCGGATCGAGGAAGATCACACCCGTGATGTAGTTCGCCGACACGCCGCCCGTGATCGTCCACGAGGTGGCCGTCAGGCTTGACGCCGCCGTGGTCTGGATTTCGTAGTCCCACACCATGGCGGCGTCATCGCCGAGCGTCGATATCGCCTCGCCGATCTCGACCCGCGAGCCGCCCAAGGTGGCCGCCGATGTCCAGTCGTCTTTGCGCCACGCGACGTACAAGGCCATGCAGTTGTCCCGGCCGGGCGCCACCGCCGCCGGCAGTGCCGGGTTCGCCGCCGTCCCTGATGCCGTGGCGTACTTGCCGCCGATGTCGCGCAGCTGCGTGTTTCGGAACGTCGCCGCCTGCGCGAGCGTGTCGGCATTCGCCAGACCGGGCGCGAACACCACGGACGGCATCGTCCATGATCCGTCGTACACCCGGCCGAACACCTGCACATTGGCTGTCGACGCGAAGATCGGTAGGCGTGTCCAGTCGGCCGGAGTGCTCGGCACGGTGACCGTGGCCACGTTGTTGCGGCTCGACGCCAGGATGACCACGGTGTCACCCACGGTCGGGGTGGCGAACCACGGCGGGTTGAGCGTGGCGTTGTTGCCAGTGACCGCCGCACCGGCACCGATGAACGTATGCGCCGGCATGTCAGCGCCGCCCTACGCGAGCACGCCACCCGGTGCGGCGTTCGGACTCCGTGACCGCTTTTGACACCATCTCCCGGAACGGACGGCCGTCCAATGTGACCACATTCGTGACGTTCACCTCTGCCGGACCGCCGACCCGCGAACCGCCCCCAGCACCGACGAACGCCACCGACTGGCCGGCCGCCCACTGCGCCGGGGCCCACGCGGAGAACCGAGAGAACGCCGTCTGCCCGCCGCCGCGGCCGGGCAGCGCCGCGTTCGATCCCGTGTAGTTCTCCTGAATCCGCACGGTCTTGATCGTCACCACGACCAGCCGCGGGATACCGGCGAGCTCATTGTTGACCTTGGTGGCGAACGCTGCGAATTGCTCGGCCGCTTGCTTCAATTTCGGCCCTATGCCAGGGATCCAGCCGAACGCCGCCGCCGCACCGGCAACCATGAGACCCAACTTGTCCAAGATCACCCGGACCAATTGCTGGACCACCATCTGCACCGCGTCGGCCGCCGACCGCCACGCGGCATACATCTTGGAGAGTCCCTCGATCGACCACCCGATCACTTCGATGATCTTCCCGAGTACCCGCACGATGTCGCCGATGGCCAGGGCCGCCCCGGGCGCGCCCTGGCCGATCGATTCGAAGAACTTCCCGATCGAGGTGCCGAGCCCCGGCATCACCTTCGCCAGGGCATCGAAGACCGGTTTTGATTGCTCGGCCGCCCGGGCAATCCCGGGTAACGCTTTCTCGGCCATCGACGCCAGGGCAGGCGCTAGCTTGTCGATGATCGGCGCGAGACTCTTGCCCATGCCGTTGATCGAGGGTGCCATCCGGGCCATCGCGTCGCCGAAGGTGCCCGCGGCCCGGGCAAGTGGCCCCTCGAATGGCTTCCCGAAATCGGCGAAGGCTGCCTTAGCCCGGTCACCGAACACCTTCCACGCCGCCTGCACAGCGGGGGATTTCGCCGCCGCCATGATGCCGGCTCCGAGCACGGCGCCGCCGATGCCGAGCAGCACGCCGGACGCCAGGGCCGCGCCGAGGAGCGGACCCGCCGTGAGCGCCGCCGCGGCCACCGACGCGACGATTGCCCCCGTGATCGCGGGCCCGCCCGCTTGCAGCGCGCCGGACATCGAAGACGACATGCGCGCGCCGATCGCGGCCGCCTTTTCGCCCATGCCGGCCATCGAGCCGATCACCCGGCCGGAGAACCCGCGGCCGATCCCGTCACCCGACTTTGCCCAGTCGTCTGCGCGTTTGCGCATCTTCCCGAACGACGATTCGACGTGCGCGAGCGCACGCGTCATCCCGGTTTGGGTGTCCTTTGCCGCCTTATCGAGGGTCTTCAATTTTGTTGCGGCCGACGTGACCCCGGGCCCGGTCTTGTCCCGGCCGATCAGGTCAAATTCGACGTCGCGGTCAGCCACCGGTCTACCCCCGCCGGATGGTGTCGAGCGCGCGATCGACCGCGGTCACGGCCGCGGCGCGCCACTCGCGCGCCTCGCTGGCCGGCTCCGTGAAGAACCCGGACGGCACCGACTGGTTATGCCACGAGCCGGGGCCGCGCCGCCCCCAGGACGGAGCGCGTACCCGGCCGCCGTCGATGCGTCGCATGTCCGACTTCCCGCCGGTCGAGCTCCGGCCGCCCTTGAGCTTCACGCCCGCAGACCGCCCGGCCGTTTTGATCACGGCCGTGATCCGGACCTTGGACACCCACACATTCAGACCGCCGCGGTGAGGCAGGATCGCCAACGCCCGCGCCTTGATCGACTTCCGGACCGCTGGCACCGGCTTGCGAATCTCCGCGCGCAGATGCGTCAGCAGGGTCTTGCGGTTTTCGAAGCGCCGGAGGTCCCGCACGAGATCATCGATGCTGCCCATGCGCTCAACCTCCCATCGCTCGTTCCGCCCTGGCCTGCGCGGCGCGTTCGTCATTAAGTAGATCAACTAGTGTGGCGACGTCCCGCGGGTGCCATTGCAGGAGCTCGGTCAGCCCAAAACCTGATGCTCTCGCAAGTGCGACGAGGGTTCCCCGGACGGAGCCGGCCGGCCAGGGTCGCCGGCATCATCCGGCAACGCCGACCCCCGGATCTCCTCCAGCGATGTGACCTCCAGGCATTGGTCGGTCCACGCGTCCCACGGGTCGGTGGTCAACTGCTGACGGACCGATGCCGACCACGCGAGAAAGCGGATGAACGCCATCCCCCGGGCCGCATACTCCGCGAACCCGCACCCGAACGGCTGCACCTCCCACCGGGCGATGTCGCGCTGATCGGCCACGACCTCATAGGTGCGGCCGTCCGCCATCTCCACTTCGAATTCAAACAGCAGGTTCTTAGCCATCGACCGTTGTCACCGTTCCCGTGGTCGGTACCGCGTCGCCGCTCTTCGCCGCCGCCGCCCGTTCCGCCTCGCGCGCCGCCGCCCGGCCGACCGCCTCGCCGTCGACCCGCTCGATCGTGACGACGTCGCCGCCAATGTCGAGACTCACGACGTCAGCCGGTGCCAGCCCCAGCTCTGCACACAAGTCATTGAAAATCGACGCGTCGGAGTAGGTAACCGGGGGCGCCTCGCCCACGTCGTCACGCCGGAGCGCCCCGCTCTTGCCGCGTGCCAGCACCCGGAATCGGTCGCCGATGCGTCGCTCCTCGGTGATGGTCTCCGCGGTCGCTGGCGCGTCGTGGCCGCGGTTGGCCTTGACCGTCGATGGGCTGCCCGTCGAGCCGTCCATGACGCTGCTCTGCCGTCCGCTACCGTCCCTCGTCGTTGCCATGATCGTTTCCTCTCTCACGCGCTGTCGGCGAATACGGGCGCCCCGACCACCGGCAACACGATATCGGCCATCATGAATTTTCCCTGTTCGCCGCCGAACGGCATGGGCAGCGCGATGACGCTGAATGTCGCCTTAGGCTGCGTACTTCCGGTCTTGAGTTGCAGCACCACCGCGAGGGTCGTGCCGGATGCCGTGCGGAGCGCTTTGGCCAAACCGCCGGTGCTGTTGATCTGCAACCCGGTCAGCTCCAGCGACCACACCGTGGAGTCGACGTCCTGTACGACGCCGTCCGGTACGAGCGTGCGCACGGTCTGGATCGGGGTGTCCGGTACGAGGGTGGCCTTAGTGACTTGGTTGGCGTATTCCACGGTGGCGATGGTCACGAGCGCGTCGCGGTACACGAGCGCTCCAGCGGGTGCGGGCATCATTCGCTCCTTGTCGAGATCATCAGGCAGAACTGCTCGCTGCCCGCGGCTGGGATCAAGAACGGCTCGCCCTTGTCCACGAACACGACCGGCGACAAGCCATCGACCACTGCGTCGAAATGCGCGTCGATCCAGTCGGATGCGGCCCGCTCATCCTGCGGAAGGAACACGAACACGCGCCAGGTCACGATGAACGCTCGACCCTCGTCGCGTTCCATCGGCCCGAGCAGCGGCCACGCGTCACCCGGCCGCGGCGTGGTCGGCCGGTATTCGTAGCCGATCACGCCGTCGATCGTGTTCAGGGCCGCGGCGAGCTCGGCGCGTTTCCCAACGAGCGTCATCCGATGACCAACCTTCGATATGGCGCCTCGAGACGGCGTACCTCCGGATCGCTGCCAGGCAGCACCGTCACACCGCTCTCCGCATCGCCTTGCAGCACCGCCAGGGGGAGTTGCCGCATGGCCAGGTTGCGCTGCACTCGCCGCAGCAGCGCCTGCCGGAGGTCGGCCGGATAGACCGCACGGACACCGCACCGGGCCTGCTGAGCGGCCACCTCAGCGTCGAGCGCGTCTTGGAGGTCCGCGGTATCCCAGGACGCCGCCCCTTCGCGCAGGTACGTCGCCACGTCGCCGACGAGGGGCATGCCGGCCGCGGTCGTGGCCGCGGCCACGAACGCGGCGAAGTCGGCCGCATCGTCGGCCGTGATCACCCGGGCGACGTACCGGCCGGCCGTGGCCACGACATAGGTCAGCCGGTACCAGCCGGCGCCGGCCGCGGTGAACGCGGGCGCCGCGGTGCCGCCGGCCGGCAGGGTGATCACGACGGTGGGCGCGGCGTCGACCAGCGTGCCGTCAACGTCGAGGGTCTCGAGGTCGAGCAGCCAGCCGGAGCCCACGGAGAGCAGCGCGGACTGTCCGCTGCGCGCCCGTATCGTCATGATCCACCCCCTGTCCGGTTTTCCCAAGTATTACCGTTATTACCGTTTATACCGGGTCGTAGATGAGCTCGCGCACGCCGTTGATGTCGGAAATCGCCGTGGCCTTGTACCCCCACAGTCCAATGTAGACGTTGGCCACCTCGGTCTTGTCGATGTCGATCCGGTTGGGGACCGTCGCCCACCCGTGCACCGAGTCGCGGTCGAAGAGGTACGACGACGCCGCAACGACGCCGGTCGCCGCCAGGGCCCAGGCCGGATAGAACAGCACGCCGTTCACGTCGAGCGCAGCGAACCTCGAGGTCACCGTGCCGACCGCGTTCATCGGCCCGAGCGCCGGATAGAGCCGCCTGCCCGTGGTGTCCTTTGCAGCAATCAGCGCCTTATACAGGTCGATCTGGGCGAAACCGACATCCATGGTGAATCCGCCGCGAATGTACTGCAACGCGGCGAACGCGGCCGTGATCTCCGAATCGAGGGTCTGGCCAGTCGTGCCGCCGCCCGTGGTGAACGTAATCCCGGTCGGCGTGGCCGCATCGAGCACGGCCACCGCGGACGCCTCCAGCGCCTCATACCAGGCCGCTTCCATCCGCCGCCAGATCAGCGCACCCACCTGCGGGTTACCGCCCTGATCCCACGTCTCACGGCTGAGCTTGACCTTGCCGGAGACCGCCGATGGCGTCACCGTCTGCCCGGTCGCGACGAACGTACCCAGCGACGGCTCCGTGCCTTCCACATGCGCGGCGACCAGCCCGGACGCCGACGAGAATTTCGGGAACGTGAACGGGGTGATATCCGGCAAGGTGCCCTTGTTGATCGACTCCCAGACCGGGTACCGGAACGCGCGCTGATCGACGTACATATCGGGGCGCTGTCGGGTCGGGTTGAGCTCATCGACATCAGTCGTGATCACGAACTGCTCACTGACGAACGTCAGCGCCCGCTGGTATGCCGCGGTGTCGCCCCGCTCGATCCCGTTGAACAGGTCCGACGAGAATTCGTGGGAGCCGGGTTGCAGGTTGCCGATCCGGTCGAAGGTGTACGGCACCGGGTCGCGCACGAGCGCCGCGGGCCCGCGGGTCGGGTCGACCACCTGACGCACGTCCGGCACGACCGCCGGCGCAACCACGGGCGCGGCCGTGGGTGGCGTCCAGCCCATCGCCTGGAATGCGGCCGCCATCTGCTGAGGTGTGGGCCCGGCCGGGGCCACCGGCGCCGGTGCAGGCGCGGGGGGCAGCGTGGCCACGAACGTGGCCGGTGGCGCGAGTGGTGCGGTTTGGCAGGCCGCGCCCACCGCGTGCATCTGACCGCATGTGGTGCACGGCATGGCGTCTCCCTCTGGATCCCGGCTCGCGGCCAGTGAGGTCACGCGAGCGTCATCGAAAGCGGGCATCGCGGTAATCGACACCTCGCGCAGTGCCGCGAGGTGTACGAGGTGCACACCCGCGTTTTCTGGATCATCGGCGACGCGTTCGAAGTCGACGCCGACCGACAGCCCGTCGAGCACGCCATCCTCAGCGAGCGCCAACACCCGGTCGCCCTCGATCCCGCGAGCCACCCGGAATTGCATCTGGACACCGTCCGGGGTCTCCGTCAGTTGGATCGCGTGTCCTACCGCCTGCGAGTAGTCGTGATCCCGCAGGAGCTTGACCCGCCTCAGGTCGGACCAGCGCAGCGAGCTCGCGGCGAACCGGAACCGGTTGCCGTTGCGGACCGCGATCCGGCCGTACGGCAGCGCCAGGCCTGCGATGATCCGCTGCCCCACGTCGACGGAGAACCGCGCCACCGGTATGTCCGCGGTGAAGGCCACACGGTCGCCATCGAACGTGATCGTCCGCTGGAGGACCGCGGCTAGACCGTGGTCGACCCGCGGAGCGGCCGGCTCCGGCGCCGCCGGGGCAGCGGGCGCCGGAGCCGGGAACGCGCCCGGGGGCAGGGCCGCGCGCCGCTCGTCGGCCCGGACCTCTTCCACGGTCATGGCCTGCATGGCTACCGCCTTTTCGTACACTGACCACCGCGTCAGCGGGTCGGCCCGCATGTAGTCGTCAAGCCTGAAGTTGACCATGAATCCGCGCTTGGTGACGTCACCCATGCCAAGCCGGTCGGTAATAGCACGCATGTACGGGGAGAGGACGTCGTTGATCCTGTCCTGCCGCCGGTCGGTGGCGTTCTGGTAGGTCCGCGACGTCGTGGACACCCCCAGGTCTTCCGGATCGAGCCCGAGTAGGTTCGCGATGTCCAGCGTCGCCTGCCGTTGCAGGTCGACTAGTTGCAGGTCAACCGGGGTCGGCGTGTCCACCGTGTTGTATTTCAGCGCCGCCGGCACGTACGCGGTCGACCGTGCTTTTCGGGCCACGCGCCACTCCGCGAGCAGCGCCTTCACGTCATCGTCATCGACTGGATCCGCGCCCTCCGCGGGGGTGAAGAAATCGGCTGGCCGCGGGTCGTCGGCGTACATGGCCGCTGCCCGGTCGAGCAGCATGGCGCGGCGGATGGCCCGGCCGCCCACGCGCAGCAGCGCCGGGTTCGGGGAGTCGAATCGGATCACCAGTGTGGCCGCGAGCTCGTGTCCGTCGACCCAGACGACGCGCTTGCCGCGCGGGTCGATCCCGGACGGCAGCGGAGCCGGCGCGCGGCCGATCGGCGGATTCAGCGACACCGACGAGTGGTCGAGGTGTCGCGCGTACACGGGATAGCCGTCCGCGGCGAACGCTGTTATGCGCCACCAGGAGGTGCCCTCAAACAGCAGGTCTTCGATCGTCTGCGCCAAGGTCACGACGTTGGGCACGTCCGGATCGATCTGTTCGAGCAGCGGGTTGCGGACGATCCGGAGATCAGGTCCGCGCTGCTCTAGGGGAAGCGTCGAAATGGAGCAGATCAAGTTACGGCCACGCTGCACGGCCGGTACCGACAGCGCCGCTGTGCGGCTGACCGTGGGCGAGTCCGCGCCGCCGGTCATCTGGTAGATCACTTGGTCAATTGGGCGTGGGGCAGACTCCGAAAACGTCTCGCTGGCGCCCGTGAACAACGCCCAAGCCCGCCTGAAGATCCCCATGGGCGCAAGCATACGGCCACGACATCGGCATTATGACGCGACGACAACGCGCGGTTTCCCAACCGCGGTCGGCAGCGTGCGCGCCAGATGTACCGCGCCGGCCGCCGCGTACGCCGCATCACAGTGCCCCTCGCCTTGCCGCTCGAACCGCCACCTGTCCTCTCGCCAGCGCTTAGACGCGCCTGTGACATGACGGTTCAGTAACGGTTCGTCGGCGTGAACGACACCCCGGGTCGACACCAGACCCGCGAATCCCATGCAGACCGCCGACACTTCGGCCGTGATCTCTGCGACCGTGATGCCGGCCGGTGGCCACGCGGTCCGCCCCTTGCGCTCCGCGAAGTCGGCCGCCATCGCCGCCGCGGGCCCGTTCGGGAACCAGCCGAACACCTGTGGCCGGACGCGCCGGAGCAGCCCGGGGAGCGCCGCGCGGAGTTCCGCGGTCGCCTTGAGCCCGGACCACGCCTGTACGACTTCCACCCGCACCCGGCCGTCAGGCAGCACCGCCGCCGCCGACAGCGTGGCGTGCTGAAGGTCCGGGGAGATGTCCGCGACCGCGCCCAGTCTCGAGCGCAACCCCGACAGATCCCCGACAACGTGGCCATCGGCCCAGGCCGCGGCGTCGATGGCGGCGTCGAGCGACTTGACCCGCATGCACATGGCCTCGGTTTTGAAGCCTGCCTCTTCCGGACTCCCCGGGTTCTTCGCAACGCGGGCCGCCGCGCCCGCGATCGTGTCGACGTCGAGCCGCCGCCCGAGGTTCGGGTTTGCCGCCTTCCACCCGGCTGGATCCCGGACGTCGGTACCGTCCCGGGCTGACCATTCGAGCAGCCCTAGCCGCGGGTCGCCGGTGCCGTCCGCGATGAAGTCGAGCGCGGACTCACGCAGCGAGTCCAGCACCACCGACGTGTCATCACCCTGATTGGAGATCACGAACGCTTGCCCGAACGGCCGCGCGTTCATGGCGTTGTAGGCCGCGTTCCACGCCGACCAGTCCTGATGTTCGCGTATCTCGTCGCAACCGAGTCGATCGATCGACAGCGAGCGGCCACCCTTTCGGTTACTCGCCGCGATCTTGAGTTTGCAGCCGTCGATGGTCCGCATGTGGACGTCGTTGTTGCCCTTGAGCACGCCGTTGCGGGGGATGTCGGCAGCGAGCTCCGGCACGGATTCGGCCATCTCGACCGCCTGTGACCAGGCCTCTTTGGCGTATTCGAGGTTGGTCGAGGTGAGCACGGTCAGCGGCCACTGCTCGATGAACTGCCAAAACAGGGCCAGCACCTTGAAGAGGTGCGTCTTGCCGTTCTGCCTGGCTACCAGGATCAGCACGATGCGGAACCGCGGACGGCCATCCGGCAGGAGCTCGCCGGCATGGATGACCGCCCACTCTTGCCACGGGTCGAGCGGCTGGCCGAGCACGTCCCGGGCGAAGTCGATCACCGCGAAGCCGTACGACGTCTCCGGGGTCAGCTCACGCTGTGGAGGGGTGAACAGGCGCGCCTCTGTGCACCCGAGCAGCGGCGCCGCGTTCAGCGCGGAGCTTGGCGAGTGCGTCACCAACCGGACTGACAACGGGAGCACCTCCCTTCACAGCCTGGCTACGCGACGTCACCGTGAGACCCAGACTCGCGAGCCCGGCAAGCAACTTTGGGCCCAGATCAGACGCTACGGAGTGTTCGGCGAGCGCCTGCCGGATCTTCCGGAGCGCTTCCGCGCCGCGGTCATCGCCGCCCAGGTCCGCCCTCACGATGCGCTCCAGCACCTCCAGATGCTTGCCGTACATCGCCGCGGGGGTGGCCTCATCGATCAGTACGGCGTACCGCTTGACCAGCGCGACAGTGCCAGCGTCCCGCGGTTCGGTTGCCGCCGCGCGCAGCGCCGCGGCAACCGCCCGCGTCATGGGCCCGCGCGTCGTCACGGTGCGTCGCCGCCGGCCGAGAGAGAGAGAGAACAG